GACCGTCGTTCGTCACGTTGACGCCGCTGTGGAAGTCGGGGGCCTGCGGTCCGCCCGGGAGCGCGACGCGCTGCTTGGTCGAGAGCGACACGAACATCGTCTCGCTCCCTCCACCCGTCGAGAACTCGTAGGAGCTCTCCGGAGGCGCGCCGCCGGAGGACCCTTGGTCGTTCGACTCCTGCGGCGAGTAGCGGGCGGTGACGAGGTACTTCGTGTCACTGATTGGCTCTGCCGAGCGCGACTGCCTCGGCATGCCGTTGTAGGTCGAGGGGCAGGTCGAGAGCACGGCATCGAGCGCGGCGTTCTCGCTCTCGGCCCCGTCGACGAAGTACTTGAGCGTGACGGACGGACTTGCGCCCGTCGTGACCTCGGTTCCCTCGATGAGCTGGTGGACGGTGGTCGGCATGCTTCAGCTCCAGACGAGTCCGCCGCCCTTGATGGCGTCGAGGATGCTGCGGGTGTTGCTCGCGGTCGCCTGCGTGGCATTCGCGATCTTCTGCTGCACCTGTTCCGACGGACCCACGAGCCCGGCCGCCGCCGAGAAGTTGAACGTCCCTGCGGTGCGGAACGACCGCTCCACGCGCTCGACCTGCGCGCCTGCGGCCTTGATCGCCTCGACCTTGGGTTCGTCGACCTTCAGCTCGATGGGCTCGAACTCGGGCATCTCGAACGAGGGCGGGTTCGCGCGCTGGACATCCAGCTCCTTGCGGGCGTCGGATGCCTGCTTTCGGAGTCGGTCGAGCTCGGCACGCGCCGCGTCGAGTTCCGCCTGGTTCGCGCCGTTGACGGCCGAGCGCTCGCGCTCGAGGGCTGCGATCCGGTCCATCAGCTCCTGCTCGCGCGCGGCGTTGTCGGCCGCCGCCTGGCGGTCGTAGTCCTGCTTGAGGCGACGCGCGGCCTCGTCGCCGATCCCGGTCACCTCGGCGAGCGCCTGCACGATCGAGAGGACGCCGCCGACGACCGAGTCGACGATCGCCGCAAAGATCTCGCGGGCCGTGATCTCGATGACGGTGAATGCGCCAGCGAGGTCGTAGACCCAGGTGTTCCAGAATCCCTTGATCTCGTTCAGGATGCGGATCCAGACGACCTTCAGGCCTTGCAGGGCGATCTCGCCCGCGAGAGCCAGGTCACCGGCGGCAAGCGCGTCGCGCACGCCTCCCCATGTGGCCGTCAGGTCGCTCGCAAGCGCCGAGAAGACCTCTCCGAAGTAGTCGGCCACTTGGCCGAGGACCCCGGTCACGTAGAGGAGCGCAGTGCCGACCGCGAGCACACCGGCGACGGCGAGCCCGACCGGCCCCGTCATCGCGGTCCAGGCTGCGGTCGCGGTGGCGCTCACGACGGCCCATGCGGCCGAGAGGAAGCCGAGCACGGTCGCCGTGCCGGTGATCACCGCCCCGAGAGCGACTAGTCCGCCGCCAATGACGGCGAGGACCGCGCCGATCCCGACGAGCGCCGCACCGACGGCGAGCGCCGTCACGACGGCGTCGCGGTTGTTGCGGACCCACTCGATCGTCGCACTCGCGACACCCCGGAGCACCGTGACCGCATCGAGGAAGACGGGCGCAAGCGCCGAGCCCACCTCGAAGACGAGCATGCGGACGGTCGCGGTGAGTTCGCCGATCGCGTCATCGAGGACGTCTGCCGCTTGCGCGGCGTCGGTCGACACGGTGAGTCCGAGGTCGCGCGCGTATTCGCGCATGCGGGCCAGCCCCTCGGCTCCTTGCGACAGAACCGGGAGAAGCTTGGTACCCGACTTGCCGAAGAGCTCCATCGCAAGTGCCGCGCGCTCGGAGGGGTTCGACACGGTCGCAAGCCCATCGGCGAACGCCGAGAGCATCTCCTCCGGCGTCATCGCTGCGAGGTCCGCCACTGAGAGCCCAAGGCGTGCGATGAGCTCGTTCGCACCCTTCGATCCGTTCGCGGCCTCGACGACGGCTTTCTGCATCTTCTTGACCGCGGTTTCGAGATCGGACGCCTCGACGCCAGCCTGTCCGAAGACGAACTGCAGCTCGCTCAGCGCCTCTACCGAGACGCCTGTCCGCTGCGAGAGGTCGTTGAGCTCGCTGCCGACCTTCGCGAACGAGAGCCCGGCCGCCGCGAGCGAGCCGACGATCGCCGTGCCCGCCGCCATGATCGCAAGGCCTGCCGTTTGGATGCCGCCACCGACGGCGCTTGCCGCGTCGCCGAACTCGCGGATCTTCTTCTTCGCGTTGTCGAGCGCCGCCGAGAGGCGGTCGTTCGCCCCGAGCTCGACGTAGGCGCGGCCTGCGCGGATTCCGGATGCGTTGTTCGATGCCACGTCAGCCTCCGTTCACCGAGCGCGCCCAGTGCCGTGGGAGCTGTGAGAGCGATGCGTCGAGAGCAGGACGCATGTACGGGCGCGCCGCGATGCGCACGGTCGCGGGATTGGGGCGGTAGAGCTGGTCGTTGAGCCGTGTCGCATGCGCTGCCTGGCGTGCGGTGCGCACCTTTGCGTAGGCAACGTAGGGGCCAGTGCCTCGGTTGGCCCGCCGCACGGTCGCACCTGGCATCATGGCATCCGACACACGCATCTCGCCGCCGTCGCCGATCCGCCGCACGCGCCTCCGGTCGATGGCCTTCGCGCTTCCACTGAACTCGAGGATGTTGGGGGCACCCGTCGGGCGGTCGAGCCGCGCTGGTCCGACGACGACCGAGCGGGCGCGCTCGTCGTAGCCGAAGAAGAGGAGCTCCTTCAGCTGACCTTTCCGGGACGATGGCGGTTGGCCAGGAGCGGAGGGCTTCTTCCGCCTGCGGATCGAGCGGCGTGCGATGAGGCGGATCGACGCGCCACCCTTTCTGAGCGATGCGAACTGCGCCTGATCGACGGCGCGCTGGACGCTGTCGCGGTCAAAGAATGTGTCCTTGAATCGGTCGACGGTGAGAGTGATCACGCGCGCCTCGCTACTGGGAAAGCCTCGCCCGGACCGTGGTCGCGCTCTTGGCGGCGCCCTCGATGGCCTTGCCGAGGTACGGGGTGAGGACGAGTCCGAACTCGTCGGTGGACCGGACGAGGACGACGGTTCCAGCGAGGATGTCCCACCAGAGCTTGGTGCCTGCAGCGATACCGCCGCTGACCGGCTTCGGAACACGCACGATCCCACGGACGGCGATCTGGCCGATGCTGCCCGCGGCGATCGCAATCGGCGCGATCCCAACGAGTTCGCCGAGCGCGATGATCGCGCCCGCGGCGACTGGGACCGTCGGCGTGAACGACACATACTTGCCCTCGCTGTCGACCATCACGGGCATGGGGGCCTCCGTGAGGTACCGACGGGGAGACCTGGTGAACCAGCCCGACGATGGGAACTGTTCAATTTGTCAAATCAGCAACGAGATGGCCTTGACAGCCCCGACGCGACTGGTCACCGTGCTGGCGGTCAGCGATCGGGCAACACGTCTTGCGTTTCGAGGGGTCGGCAATCCCAGCGCGAGAGGCCGGAAAACGCTGAAACAAACTGGGGAATCACATTATGAAGATCGGATCACGTCTACCGGGTGGCAGGCCTGTGAAAACAACTCCGGCCCCGCGTATGTCAATCTCGACCGGTTTCCGCGGCCTCCGCCAACGCGCGCTTTCGGCGGTCCTAGCACTCGGAGCGTTTGCGTCCGCCGCAAGCGCGCAGGCTGACCCGCCTACGAGCGGTGACGGCGTCGTCGAGCCCGTTCTCCCCTCGATCTCCGAAGCCGTTGCCCTCTACAACGGGAATTCGTCGGTGTTCGTGGCCGGGAGTGCGGTTCACCTGCAGGATTGGAAGCTCAAGCCGATCTGCAGATCCGACCTCGGAAAGGTGTCCGTGCTTGGCTTTCTCGCGATCGATACGAGCGGAAGCGCGGTCGGTTCAAACCTTACAAGCGTCTTCTTTGAGCGCGTTGCAAACGCAGCACAAGGCTGGACTGCCACAACCTGGCCGGGGGCGTCCCCTGAGGCGGTTGCTGAGCATCTCAAGACGCGCTTCGGGATACCCGATGACCAAGACTGGTTGTGGGAAGGCCTGATCTCCTCTCCAGTTGCGCAGGCGACTTCGCAGGTGCCAGCCGTTGTCGAGTTCGAGGACGGCTTCGTATCGACCGATCCGCTCCGCGAGGTGGTCGCAGCACTGCCGGAAGCAGGGCGAGAGATGGTGCTCCAGGGCCTCAAGCAATCGGGCCATATGGTCGCAGATATCTCGATTGCTTCACTCGACGCAGAATCCCAACGCGCCTTCCTGGATTCGGCCGCGTGCTACATCGCGTCAATAGTGGGAACCGAGGGGAATCCGCTTCTGATTGCGCTTGCCCAAGAAGGGTCACCAAACTTCGAAGGCGACGACCCGATCCAGCTTGATCCGGTTCTCTTCGACCCCCTCTTTCACGTAGAGGGGAATCCCATCACCGCCCCGATTCACGCAATGTGGTGCGGGGCGAGACTGCTTTTTTACTCGGCAGTCGGATGTTCCCCAGCAACGATATTGACTGGCGAGTGGTTTCCTGCCGAAGAACCGTGCAACTGCACCACCATTGGCCCCAGTCCACTCGGCGAGTTCACCGGAACCGTTGAAGCTGGCGGCGAGGCTCAGTTCTGGATTCCACAACCACTGCCAAGGGGAACCACAATCCGAATTCGAGTTAGCGTGGGGCTCACGTTTCGAACTTATGTGTGTCTCTGGACTCGAACATGCGTCGCCCGAACGAAACGCTGGGTTGTCAAGCGCCACGCGGACTGCTCCGTCTGGGCACACCCTGAGTATGGTGTTGAAGCCACCTTTACGCAGGTCGGATGGAGCCTGGCGGCTCGACCTGAGGACTGCGCAGAATCTGCGCGGCCACCGGAAATCCCGCCGAGCGACCAAGAGTGCGGGCTCACTAATCCGGTGGCGCCATGAGATGCCGTGTCCGAATGAGGAGGCATCTGTGAGTAATCCTGAAGACCGATGGCGCGTGAGCTACTCTGTTCGAAAGTCCGTATGACCCCTTTCAACGCCTGCCGCGTCTCGCTGCTCTGGCTGCCCATCGCGATGACCGTGCTGGCGGTGGTAGCGGCGGTTACGGTAGCCGGGCTGGTCATCGGGAGGTCGCAGCCTCCTCCAGGTGCCACTTACGTCGCTGATCTTGACGAATCCGGACTTCCGGTCGTCGCCAAGAACGGCCAGTCGATCCTCTTCGAGCGAATCACGGTCTGCTACCCGACCGAGTCCATTCACCCGCGCTGGGACGCTGCGCTTCGGTTTCCACATCGCGATCAGAGCCTCATCACCGCAGTCGATGATGCGACGGCGGGCGGTGCATGCATGAGTGTGCGCATGTTGATCGTCGGCTGGCCGATGCGCGTCGGAGCGTGGTGGACAGCGTGTGGCGCAAGCGGAGAGGAGCTTCGCTCCGGCTTTACGCTGCTATCCCTCGGCGCGGTTGGCAATGTGGTTGTTACGAGCGCGGTAAGCGTCTTTGCTGTCACGCTGTGGCTCTGGCTGCGGAAAGAGATTCAGGTGCGTCGAGTCCGCGACATGCGTTGTTGGCGCTGCGGCTATCCCCTAGTCGCGCCGATGGCCGAAGCTCGTGCCGCGAGCGACTCGCGTGCCGCAATTGACCACAACGCAGCGTGCCCGGAATGTGGCGCATTCGGGGCCGAGGGCCGCACGGAGTAAACGCATCGCGATACGGTGAATGCGTAGCACTTACGCGGAGCGGCTGCGATCTGCGCGCGATGAAGTCGCGAAGGTGGATAGACGTGGGCTCGTCGTTATCTCTGTTCATAGGCGAGATTGAAACACGTTCACCGCGCACCGCATGGCGTCGCGATCGAAGCGAGTGTCAATGAAGCGTTCGAAAGTTTCGGCGAGGATGTCCCACCAGAGCTTGGTGCCTGCAGCGACACCGCCGCTGACCGGCTTCGGAACACGCACGATCCCACGGACGGCGATCTGGCCGATGCTGCCCGAGGCGATCGCAACCGGCGCAATCCCAACGAGTTCGCCGAGCGCGATGATCGCGCCCGCGGCGACTGGGACCGTCGGCGTGAACGACACATACTTGCCCTCGCTGTCGACCATCACGGGCATGGGGGCCTCCGTGAGGTACCGACAGGGAGACCTGGTGAACCAGCCCGACGATGGGAACTGTTCAATTTGTCAAATCAGCACCGAGGTGGCCTTGACAGTCCCGACGCGACTGGTCACCGTGCTGGCGGTCAGCGATCGGGCAACACGTCTTGCGTTTCGAGGGGTCGGCAATCCCAGCGCGAGAGGCCGGAAAACGCTGAAACCAACTGGGGAATCACATGACGAAGATTGATTCTGTGCGACGGCCTTTGGACTCTGGTGCGCGTTTCTGGCGGCGGGGACATGGGTGATTCCTCCGAGCGGGTTGCTCCTTGCAACGAGACCAGCCGAGGCAAGCCATTCAACCGATGACTCGAGCGCGTTGGAGATGTGGCTCGGTACGGAGATCGCGCAAGCGTGGGAGAGTGCAACCGGAAGAGCCTACAACCCAGCGTCCGAACTGATCCTGTTCACGCAGGGCAGCCCCGATCTACCAGTTCGACTCAGCATTTTCGCGGCCACGGAAGACGCCTACCTAGAGGTTGAGAACTCAACTGTGGATTGGCTGCCTCTCGGCTTTGTCGAGCTGGATGCACACACGGTAACTGACAGCGGCCCCGAGCCGACGTTCGCTACAGGTGAGTTTGCAACGATCGCAATGACCCCACGACTCGTAGTCGGGAGCAGCATGGCTGTCGACCGCGCACCAGGGTACTTCCTCGGCATGTCGTTGACGATTGAGGCATCGACTTTGGGTTCAGGCGAGCCGAGCGAGGCCGCTGGCGTGGCTGTCTTCCTGCCCATGTTCTCGTTTGCCACCACGGACCTTGCGCTCGCCGCTCTCGATCGGGCAAAGTCGGCGATCGAAACGGGTGGCTCGGACGATTCCAGCGGCGGCTCAGGCATCCAGTGCATCAACCCTGACTGGGTCGGACACAACGGCGTGCAGTGCTGCGAGTGGAAGAAACTGTGGGATGATGATTTGGCCGAATGTGAACGCAAGTTTTGGAATGACTTTTGGTACTGTTTTACGCTCGCCGCAGGCTCAGTTCTGGTTGCGACAGTTGGATGTATCGTGTCGAAGTGCAAGTGGATGCCTCCGATTCCGCCACAACTCCGGATGTCCTGCATGGCAGGATGTCTGACTTTCGTCGGGGGTGGCGGGCTCGTAGGTGCCGCGTGGGCCTGCTGGAACTATGCTCGAGGCATCGAGCGAGAGTGCCTGCGAGAAGTGAATTGGCACTACCAAGACAAGTTCCTCGAACTGGGATGTGCTTTGAAGCCTGGCGGTGGGCAGGGGGCAATCGTCGAGATACTCGACGCACAGAAGCTTCAGAAGGGAGCAGGACTTGAACCCGCGACCGTCAACTGACGATTATCCCGAAGGTCCAGCGTGCGTCGACTATCGCGACGGCGCCGCGTTCTGTTCCCTGATTCTGACATTTCTGTTCACACTATTGCTCATCGGCATCTTCACGTTCTACACCCCAGATCGACTAGTGCTCGCCGTGTTGGGCGAGTCGCTGAAAGGATCGGACTGGTTGAATCCCGCAGGAATTGGGGCCTTTCTAGGTCTTGTCTTCCTCTTCTGTAGCGTAAGTTGGCTGACGCTTCGTCGGCTGTTCGCTCGGTCGGCGCGTGCGCCACGTTGAGCGTCGTGGGCTTCCCACTTTTCCTGCTCCATGTTGCATGCGCGTCGTCTGGGACACCTCGGCCTCTAGGCAGCACGGAGGTTTGCGTGATGAAAATGCGTTTCACCGAAGCGTAGATCGCCGTGCCCTCGCTGTCGACCATCACGGGCATGGGGGCCTCCGTGAGGTACCGACAGGGAGACCTGGTGAACCAGCCCGACGATGGGAACTGTTCAATTTGTCAAATCAGCACCGAGATGACCTTGACAGTCCCGACGCGACTGGTCACCGTGCTGGCGGTCAGCGATCGGGCAACACGTCTTGCGCTTTGAGGGGTCGGCAATCCCAGCGCGAGAGGCCGGAAAACGCTGAAAAAACTGGGGAATCAAATCATGAAAATCGGATCGAGCATGTTGATGGCTACGGCTGGGTGTCCCTGCCAATCCTTGCAACCTGCGGTCGTGAGGGCGAATCGCTGGGTTACCGAATGCCTGCTATCGGTTGTGTTCGCAATCGGTGCAGTCACCTTCGCGGCAACCGCGCAGGACTCGCCTCCCGCAGATGGCGGCGACGCCGTCGAGACCGTGAGCTGGGACCTCTCCGACCCCGTGAATCATGCGGAATCGCGCGAGTTCTTCGCGGGCCTCTGGGCCGCGGAGGACGCGGGGCTCCCTGCGCCGGATTTCGAGTTTACTAATACTCCACCCGGTCTCATGCTCTCAATGCTCATTCCAGAATTTGAGGTGTTCACGGAGCTCTACGCTCACCGCCTTCAGCTCGATTTCGACGCGGGTGAGCGCTATCTCGTCACGAATCTTATCGCTGACGACGCCGAGGTCCGTACGGAGTTCCGATCGTTTGTGCTGACGGGCAAGCTCGCTCCGCGACCGGAAGTTGATTCTGAGGCCCATCTCGCCCACTACGCTTTGTCGATCGACGCGATTACCGTGCAAGAGCGCGCCACGGTTGTCAGCGTTCATGCGGTCGGAGGGCTCATTGAGAGCCAGGGTATGAGCGTCAACGTCGCTACAGATGCAGAGACAGGCACCAGCCCGGTACCCGATCAGTCAACACCGGCGGCGGAGGAAACCAGATGCAGGCTGCGTTGGTTGGCCGAGTGGTCGCGACTGAAGTGCATGTACAACGCCTTGTACGAGCGTGACAAGAAATGGCCAGCGCCGGACTTTGACTGCGATGACTTTGCGGATGCGATGCTTCGATACTTGCTCCGCCATCTTGAGGGCTGGAATGGCAAGATTGGTGTAATTCTCTGGCGATGCTCGGATGGAACGTCGAATGGCCATGCCGTGCCGGTGCTCATTGATCCAGAGGGGCGCTATTGGTGGATCGAGCCGCGCTCGGGGACGGTCTACGGGCCATTTGCCACAGCTTCAGCTGCCCTCGCAAGTATTCGCGCGGAGAATGACGCTGCGCAACACTGCCGTTCCACCGATTTGGATGAGTTGCGCGAGCTTGGGCCTTGGAACCTGAGTGGCTGGTATGGGGAACAAGATCCGTGGCACCAGTCCGTGCGGCAACGCAACCGATTCTGCGCGAAACTCGCGGCGTGCTGCCGAGATTATGTCAGTCTAGAAGACAATCACTGCCCGCCTCCCCCAGGCGTCCCGTCAGGTCCACTAAGCAATTGCCACATCGGCGACTATTTTCCGCTCGATCTGCCCCCGACACTCCCGCCCCTTCCAGCTACAGATTGGCCGCCTCCGTGTAGTCCGCCGGCTCGATAGCGAACCGAGTGTTTGCCTTGATACAGAACCGTTCAATGCTTAGTCAGCCCCTTCACTCTCTGCGGCGATTGACGATCCTCATGGGCATAACCTTCGTGTCGGGAGCGGCTGTCACGGTCGCGCTCTGCTGGTTCGCGGCGTGGGATCTCTCGATTCCCGCCGAACGACTTGGCGGAATCATCGGGCGAGGGGAGTTCTTCCAGGAGCCCTCGGTGCTCGGCTGGTACCGTCGCATCATTCCGCCCTGGGCGGCTGCGCAGTGGGCATATGACGACGAGCGTCTCGTGGCGCTCGAGTCGAGTGAGGGTGGAGCTTCGGATTGGACTGAGTCGAGCCGCGGTGGCGAGTTGCCCGCGGCGCCGATGGGCTACTTCATCACCGACAACCTACTCGTGCGCTTTGAAGTCGGCGAAGGCTTCTACGATCGCGTCATTCGAACAACGTTTGGATTTTCTGAGCCCACGAGCATTGAGCCCGATTCCGATGCCGCGGTCGGCGGGCATGACTGGCTGCGCGATGAGCTTGAATACGAGGTAGACGAGCCCGCAACGTTCGAACTAGGTCATCCGTACCCAGCTTGGCTCGGTGCTCATGCGGTTGGCACTCGTATGAGAAGTGTGGGCAACGCGGCGCTCTGGATCGAGAGTCCTCCGCAGTTTGATGTGACGTGGCGTCGAGCGCCTCCCGCCAACATCCAGGAGCTCGAACCTGGAAGTCAGATTAGTAGAATGACTGGATCACCGCACTTTTCGCGAAGAGTCGTGGAGACAAGGCTCTACGGGTGGCCGCTGCGCTGCATGATCGTGCACGGTGTTCGTATTCAGCGATGGACGGAGCCCGACCCACACCATAACTATCGTGTCCTCGTGTCGCAGGACGATCATCAGACGAGCGCGCTCATCGACTTCAAGCATCATTCCAATTGGAGCTTCGACGCGGAACAACCACCTGCGACCGGCCTTCCTTGGAAGCCACTGTGGCCGCCGTTTCTTGCGAACTCGCTGATCCTTGGCGCGCCGGTTGTCCTAATTGCGACTGGTTCGACACGCGCGCTTGGTTGGGTGGCACGACGAATGCGCAGCTTTGGCAACAAGTGTCCCAACTGTGGCTATCCGCGAAGTGGGATCGCGCGCGAAACTGCGTGCCCCGAGTGCGGGGTGCGATAGGTCTGCAGGAGCCAGACTACTTCGCTTCGCTCCCCAACGAGAGAGCTCCTACAAGGCTTTCGTGGCCAGTCAATGCGGCTTCCACACGGACTCGTCCGCGATGGCATGCGATCTCGCGACGCGCGACTATGCATGGGAATCAAGATCCAGCTTTCCCTCGATTGTCGGGCTCGTCGTGGTGCACTGGTGGTCGTAGCGCCTCCAGCACGATCCGCTTACCCTCCTCAATGCCAGCGTTGTAGGAGTCCTTCTTCTCGGCGAAGACGCGCTTGTCCTCGCCAGGGCGCTTGAGCATCAGGCCGGTCAGGAGAGACAGTCCGCCGACAAGAAATGCGCCGCCAGGGAGGGCCGGTGCTGCAGTGTTCGCGGCGTCGAGGCCGAGGTTGACCAGAGATTCGAGCGTCGCGTAGCGGCCCTCTGCGTCGTCAACCGCGCGGCGGAAGCGCGTGGATCGCTCGTTCACCCATGCAGCCCAATCGGCCCACACGGCATCGGCCTCGGCAAGAGTGATGCCTTCGCCGGGGTCGGGCACGTCGACGGCGCTCAGCAGGTCCTTGGGTGCGTCGACCTTGACCATGCGCCGCATGTCACAGCCCTGCGCGAAAGCGAGCGCGAGGCATGCGAGCAGGAGCGCCGCGAGCGAGGCGGCGAGTGCCGGGTTGGACTTGATGGCGTTCTTAAGGCTGTCGAGGTTCATGAGTTCTTCTCCTTCACGAAGACGTCCCGGAGGACGGTGATGTCGACCTTGAGTGGCTCGCTCCGGCGCGGCGCGCGAAACGGATGGAAGTCGGCGATGCCAAATGGCTCGCTTCTCTGGCGGTGGTCGCGATGCGCGTTTGCGAGCATGGCGAGCAGCGCCGCCGTGTGGTCCCACTGGTCACGCGCGCGTCCTTCCGCCATCAGGCAGAGCTCGCGGAGGGTGAGTCCGTGAGGATCGACACCGACTGCTCCGGCGAGATGCCAGATGAATCGCCATGCGCCACGAGACGGGAGTTCACCGCCTGCGCGACCCTCGACTCGAGAGTGCTGTCCATGCTGTCCCGCGCTTTCTCCAGCATGGCCGACATCTGGTCGACGGCCCGTCTCAGCCTCTTCCGATCGCGCGGGTTCGGGCAAAAAGAAATGAAGGCCTCCGTGAACGCCTCGGACGCCGCGTGTAGCGCGTCGCCGCCAAGACCACGGCCGAACTCCTCGTCGGTGAGACCGGCACGGTCGGCTTCCGGCTTGCAGAGGACGTAGAGGATGTCGACGAAGACGACCGGGTCCCGCGTGATGGGATCGAGGCCCTTGCCGTCGAGGCCGCTGAGGATGTCGATGCCAAGCAGCGACCGCACGCGCTTGATGCCCGCGATATCGATCGCGACCTCCCACGTGCGTCCTGCGTTGTCACGGAATTTCTGCATGGCTTCCTTCTCGCGAGTTGCGGGTGGTTGCGTCAGCTCTCGACGGTGGTCACGGAGCTCCCGGCGTGCCAGGTCGGCGAGCGGGTGGAGAGCGTGGGCTTCGCGGTCACCTTCACGACGATCGCCTCGTCGAGCGGCTCCTCGCGGGTGAACTTCGTCACCATGAAGTCGGCGTCGAGTCCCTGTCCGCCAGTCGCGGCGTCGAGGATCAGGAGCGAGATCGCGGTGTTGTTGAAGTAGCTGTTCTTGATGGCGGTGAACCCGGCGTCGGCCGTGTCCCAGACCATCTCGAACTCGACGCTTGCGTCCTTGAGCGTGGCGACGGTCGCCTTCCAGCCGCCGTTGCCGCGGGTGGTGACGTCCGCCTCGCCCTTCTCGAGGTTGAGCGTGACGTTGCGGACGCTCGCGAGCGCCGTGTTCGCGGTGGTTCCCGCGGTGCCGTACTTGAGGACGGCGTCCATTCCGAGCTTGTAGGCCATGGTTGGTGTCCCTTCTCCCGTACCGACAGAGTGGCCCGGTCAGGCGTGGCTCCGAAGCCTCGCCTGGACGACGCCGGTGTAGACGCGAAGATTGGCCGCGTGGTCCTCGCTCATGAGCGGGTCGATTCGCGTCTCGACGCAGCACCACGGGGGCGGCCCGGCGAGACGCACGCCAGCGAGCAGGTCAGCGACTGCCTCGACGGCGGCAACGCCCGCGGTGAAAGCGGTCTCGTCTGCTCCCTCGACCTTCTTCTGGACGGCGACCTCGATGAGATGGTCGACTTGGCCGACGCCGCCTCGTGTCGAAAGCGTGCGCTCGATGCCGCGCGGCATGACGGTCAGGGTGAGCGACGAGAGCTGTTCGCGCTCACGGTACGGCAGGAAGGCGCGCACGACGGTCTTCGACTCGCCGAGGTCGGCGGCGTCGAGCGCAGCGACAATGCTGTCGGCGGTCGCAGCGATTCCCACTACGGGGTCCTCTCGCCGCGGCGGTCGACATCGAACCTGTCGAGTCGCGCGACGATCTCGTCGAGGCGCTTCGCGAGCGTCTCCAGGCGCGCGCCCTGCGAGGCGTCAATGATCGCGCCCTGTGCCTGGCTCTTCGCGAGCTCGCCGACGATCTGCCGAAGCTCTGTGACCCGCTCGCCGACGGCGGACATCTCCGCGCTCCATCGGCCTCCCATCCAGAGCAGCCCCGCGAACTGGAGCAGGATCGCCGCAAGCTGCGCGATGCCGAGGATGTTGCCGAATGAGCGGAGGCTGTTTGATTCGGTGGTCATGCGTTGCCTTGTGGTGACGATCCCGCGAGCTTCGTGTGGATGCGGATCAGGACGCGCGACGAGTCGCACGGACGCCACTCAGGGCTTCCCGCCACCGACACGACCTCGTAGGCCACGTCGCCAGCCGTGCTCGCCTCGGTGATCCGGTCGCCCCGACGCGGAAGAGTCGCGATGCCACCTAGGACGAGCGCATCCATGCGCACGATGTAGTCCCGCGTCTCGAAGCGGAGCATGCCGTGCCCGTCATCGACGTCGAACGAGCTTCGCCCGACGCTCGCCGTGATGGCGACCGAGTCGCCGCCACGCGAGTAGGTCACCGGACGCGACAACTCCGCCGCGAGCTTCCCGGCGATGAACTCCGCCGCCCGTGCCATCAGGTCGGGCATGCGGGTCTCACTGGAAGAGCTTCACGAGCACGGTCGCGTCGGCGTCAGCCGCGGTCTTGACGACCTTGCCGATGAGCTTGTTGCTCGTCGCTGTCGCGGTCGCAAGCTGCGTGCCGCTCGCCCAGTAGACGGTCGTGCCGACGGCAATGCCGGTGCTCGCTCCCGTCGCCTTGGGGAAGGTGAACACACCCTCGACCGCGAGCACGCCGAGCGTGTTCGCAGGGATGTCGCGCACGGCGACACCCACGAGGTCCAACTGCACCACCACCGCGCCTGCAGCCACCGCCGAAGCGGGGGTGTAGTCCACGTACCGTCCATCCTGCACGAAAGTCGCCATGAGCTGATTCTCCTGAATGCTGTGCCGTTGGTGGACCTAGACGGGCGCTCAGGCGCCCGCCATCTTCACGCCGCCGCGCCAGTCCTGGAGCGCCACGCCGAAGTCGAAGTAGCCGCGCATCTGGACGCCGAGCACGGAGAAGTCGGCCTCCGCCGTCTCGACCGTCGGAACGTCGCGCCCGTTGAGGAACGCGACCTCGATGAGCGGCACATCGGCGGGATTCGCGAGGAGGTACCACGCGGTCGAGCTGTTGCCGGTCAGGGTCGCGTTCGAGAGGTACGCCGAGTAGAGCGTGCGGAACTTGCCCGCATGCGGGTTCGCGGTCGGATACTTCGTGCTCGCGGCCGTGTCGCGGATCTCGGTCGAGTTCATCAGCTGCGCCGCGCGCGCGTTGAGCGCGGTCGGAACGAGAAGGACCGCAGGCGAGACGGCGAGCGGCTGGCCGTCCGCGTCGACCTGGTCGAGGAAGAGCTGCTCGGCCGCCGTGAGCGAGTCGATGCTGAAGGCGGTCGTCGCGCCGGACGCGAAGTTCTTGCGAGGGCTCGTGAAGAACGTGCTGTTTGCGAGGAACGCGCCCCAGAAGACCTGGTTCAGCTTGAGCGCGGCGCCGCGGCCGATGCGGGTCGGGAGCGCGGTCAGCGCGCCGAGGTCATCGTTGATGATGTCCTGCCGCGTGACGGAGAACATCTTGCCGTAGGTCTTCACCTGGTTGGTGAAGCTCTCCTCGCTGACGTCGCCTGCCTTGAGCTCGCCCGCCGGACCGATCTCGTCATAGGCGAACGCGCCGTTGAGGCGGTAGGAAGTGATCTGCTTGAAGTCGCTCACGGAGCGGCTCGAGCTGATCTCGCGCCAGGTGCCTTCGACCGCGGTGAAGCCCGCGAGGAGGAACTTGTTGGCCACGTTCGAGAAGATGCCCGGGAGGGTCAGGTTCGAGAACGCCGCCTGGAGCACGCCTCGCGTATCGCCCTTGATCGAGCGTCCCGTGTGGCCGTTGGCCCATGCGGCCTCGAGCAGGATCTCCTGGAGGCCGATCCCGCGACCGAAGCGGCGGTCGGCTGCGTCGAGCGTCTTCTCGTCGAAGTGCCGCTCGAGGCCCGAGAGTCGGCCAGCCTTGCAGAGCGCGGCCTCGACGACCTCTGGGCCTGCGTCGTTCGCACGCACATGCGCGGCGGGTGCACCGGCGAGCGGGCGAGAAGCCCGCAGCACCTCGAGCTCGGTCCGCGTCGCGTCCCAGCCCTCGGCGATCGCCGTGGCCTCGATCTCGGCGTGCCGCCCGGCGCAAGCCTTGCGAATCGCGCCGATGCGGGCGCTTTCGGCCGCTGCTTCGGCGCGCATCTGCGCCGCGATCGAGTTGGTTTCGGCGGCGGGAGCCGCGGCCTGTGCGACGTTCTCAACTTCGGACATCGTGTGTTCCTCTGCGTTTCCTGCGGCCGCGGCCGCGATGCGTGCTTCCGTGTCGTCGTCGGCGCCAAGCGCGACGAAGCTGACCTCACCCAGTACCGACCGACGCACGATCGAGACCGGACCTTCGAAGGTCCGGCCGTTCGCGATCGCCGTGCGCCCCTTCGGGACCTGCTCCGTCTCGGTGGCGTAGGCGCCGACAGATGCCTGCCATGGGAATCCATTCATGCCCGCCTCGACGATCTCGCGGGCGACCGGTCCGGCTCCGCTCACGATTCCCGCGACCCGGAGCACGCCGTCGACGACCGACACGCTGTCGGTGTGGCCGACGATGAGCGACGGGTTGTGATCCTTCAGGATCGGCCGTGGCTTGGAGCTCCAGGCGATGCCCGAGAGGTCGAGCACGGTCGGGTGACGCCAGCCCCGGAGCGTCATCGCGCCGCCGGTGTAGGCGCTCATCGCGAACCGGCGAAGCGTGGGAGCCGAAGGTTCGGCGGTGGCGTCGGGCGCGGAATCCGCGGCGAGCATCTCGACCGTCGCGGACATCGCGAGCGCGACGGGGCGCGAGGGGTGCGGGGCTTCAGGCGTCTTGGTCGTCATTCGTGTCCTCGTCGGAGGGGCCATCGACAGGCTGATCGTTCCGCGTGGGGGCGGTGTCTCCTGCAGGTACCGACGGGGCCACGGTGATGCCGAGCTCCTCCATGAGCGCAAGCTCTCTCGCGCGCTGGCGCAGCTCGGCCTCCCAGTCCTTGCCCTGCCGGGCGAACTCGCTTGCGAGCGTCGTGGTGTGGTTGGCGAGGCGCGTCGCTTGCGCGGATGCCTCCTTCGCCGGGTCGACGTGCTCGGTGCCATCCCAGAACCACTGGTGCGGCAGCGACTCGAGCACGCGCACGCGCGGGGGGACGAGCGACTCGATGAGCTTCGCCTCGTCGAACCACTCCGCGAGCACG